CAGCGGACTGCAAAAAAAGCAAGTTGCCATCTTGGGACAAGTGTTGTGTGGTAATAAGAGGACTACTCCCTTATTAATAGATCAAGATATCGATTTCGGCATATCCGAGAAAACAATCAAGTGTTTTTCGGATCTGCGGTTAGATAATAATGAAATGTTCACGGTGACAGAATCAGACATCGTAAATACGATATCAACATTAGTGACCACCCACAAATGGTATGAAGAATTAGCTAGCGCCTATAGGAGTTTAAGATACTGGCTGGTACAACCAGGCACCGAAACAGTTGAAGCTCATTGGTGGACTGGTATGGAGCGGGTATTACACCTGCCTAAACTTGGTTTGCGTCGAGCAGCGTTACCGATGTTACTTGAAAAGGGTGGCGTAAATATATCACGAGAAGCCCTAAAAATAAACAAATTAGCATTGTCAAAGTCTGATGCCCCATACTTCGAGTCGCTTTTTGCTACCACATGTTGGTACTGGGGTGAGTATTTAGCTATATTTAACGCCAAGAATATTAAGCATATTATCCGAAAGCTAGAATATAATACAGAAGATGCTCTGGAAGAAACCGCCAGAGCGGACGCTTTGTATTCCGCTATACTGGGTAGGGCTATCCCTAAGCCAGTATTTAGACATCAGTCTACTTACATATTGGGCGGTATACGCTCACAATTTACGAGAGTAATGAAGATAGGTCAAATAAATATAAATAATATGGAAGAGTATGGTTACATTGCTGTTAATAATGGCGTTCGTTCTGGGACAATAGTATACCCTGGGTGTTGCGCTTTAATTATCGGGCAAGCAGGTTCTTTAATTCTTGGTACGCCTTACGCCAGTATATTTCAAATAAACCCAACTGTAGTCAAAGAAACTAGGACTAGAGATTACCGTGGTTATAATTATCACGATTTATGGGCATATGGCGTCGTACAAAGATGGCAAGGTTATGATGTGGTGTACAAGCACCCAAAATCCGGGGGAGTGCATACTATGTACGCCCCAAATGATGTTAGCATCGCTATGCCACCTGTCAACCCCACAACAGTTGACCGTATAGAAAGCTATACTATACAAAGAAATAGGCCTCGCCAACACGTCTTTGGGTCTGAAATTACTGACTTTATGAAATATAAATTAACCTTTACCTGGCATAGAATCAATTGCGTCCCACTTGAGGAACCTGATTACCATTCGGTCGGTGTACAAGGTGAGGAATCATCCTTTATGGTAGCGAGCAAGTTTTTAAGCGATATGCTTGACAAAGAACAGTATTCTGCCGCCGTATTGATGAACTATGATATTGATACGCAGGATTTTTACGAGGGCGAACCGACGGTAGCCGTGCCGGTCCCAGACGCACAAAACTCGTTAAAATTAGCGGAACAAGACTTAGGACCGGAACCACAGCCCGACGAAGACCCTGGACCGGCAGTTTGAAACATTTATCTACTATTTTTTCTTACATACAACTTAATAATGACTGTCTGGTACAGTCTACTTTTGATCTCGCTACATTGTTTTTATTTGACATAATGTACGGTGTAAATATCAATGGCAACTATATGTATCGTATTGGTGACACGTCAGTCCGAACATATGCAGTTTATTTACCAGCGTTAAATTTAACTGCTTTATACATAACTAAAGACAACCACTTACCCTCTATGGGTAACTATTCACTCATTAGGATTTCGCAGATACAGTATGGTCCAGAGCTGGCTCCTTATGGTCCAATTACAAACAAAGAACTACTCAATCATTTGTTCTATATTACGGAGGCCTCTATGCATAGGGTCATTGAGTTTTCCAACATTCATTTAGTTAAAAAATACCATCAGGGCATACTCGAGCCACCAATCACTAAAGTAAGTGGGCAGCACATTAGACACCTCACTTTTAGTGAGTTACGTAGTTTTGATTGGGTAGAATTGTGTAGTCAGGTGGGCCCCACCATGCAATTAATAGAACGTCTCGCCATTTCTGGCGCACATGAGTCTTTTCTAGTAGGGTTGATAGTTTGGGCAATGTGTCTACCTAAAGACCAAAAGCGCTGGTGGGATGTGTCAGGGTTTCTGGACTGGAAGTTTGATGGATATGCAGGTTTTATGCATTCTATTAAAAATAAGTTCACTTTGAAACTTAAGGCATTACAAAATTTATTACCGCTTGATCTAACACCTTTCTTTGAACTAGAAGTTCTAGTCAATAGAGGAGTTGGTGTTGTAGATTGGGCGCAGGAACGTCGTAATCGTGTGGAGCTGAATGTAGTCAATATTGATTCTAATACAATATTCAATCACGCAGCGCGGCTTTTTAAGAATTTGATACGGCTAAAAGGCAGGCCTAAAAGGTATAGCTGGGACAATTTTTGGGCTACACGCTGGCAGTGGAGCCCAACCGGTGCGTACAATAGCCAATATCCAGAAGATGAAAAATTTAGGCACAAGGAACACACTATGAGGCATAAATTTTATGGATTTAATGCTATGCCTGATTACGACTTTGCTCATTTCTTTAACAGGAGACCTGAGATGTGTGCTAGGTCTTCGGAAAAATATGAGTGGGGGAAAAACAGAGCTATATATGGTGTAGATAATACAAACTTTATTATGTCTAGTTTTGGTCTAGCAGGGTGTGAAGAGCTGTTG